CCTCTCTTTCCCGGGCCCCCAGCCCGCCGCGGCCCCCTCGCTGCGAGGGAACCGCGGCCGGCCGGCGGCCGGCCTGGCCTTGCTACGGGCAGTAATTGGAGACGTACAGTGTGAGCGACCCGTGTTCGACGCGGAGGCAGGAGAGACCTGGCATCTCCGCTCCGGTCCGGAACAGCACCATCGCCTCAGCGCCCCAGCCCTTCACGGCGCGCACGCTCGCCAGTAGCGCGGCCGCGTCATACCAGGGGCCGAATTCGTCGGACAGATCTCCGTCCCCGGCCCAGTAATCGGGCCGGATAACCTCCGTTTTCTCGCCGAAGCCCTCGATGTGCAGCTCCTGCCCGTCTCGGAGGAACCGCACCGGCACCTGCCTGCGCGGTTCACCCTTGCACACCTGCGCGAGGGCGGCCGTTAGCTCGCGCAGTAGCACGCTTGCTGTCACGACCCGCCCCTCGAGGTCCAAGCGCCTCTCTTCCGCGACGACGTAATCCCACCGGGGGAATACGCCCCGCCCTCGCTGGGCGGACAGCAGGCCGTTCCCGGGACCCTCCATCTCGATGGCGAGCGTGTCGCCCACGCAGAGGCTCACCGGCCGGTTTTCCCTCGCCTGGCGCGGCAAGAATTCGGCGAAGAACCCCGCAACCCAGTCCGGAACGATGTACTCCATTCTCCTGGGCATCTCGCGGGAGAGGGGGACGCGGTAGGTGTGCATGCGCACACCATGCGCATCGACGCCGACCACGTCCAGGCCGTCTCCCTCGAAGCTAAACAAAGCCACCCGCGGAAAGGCGCGGGACAGGTTCCTCCCGTCCCGCACCGCGGCGTTCACCCACGCGAGGGCGCGCCGCAGCTCGACACCCTCTACCTCTACGGTCAATTGGTCCGTCTTCTCATCCTTCATCTGTTCCTCCCTTTCCTGGGCCACTGGCCCGCCGCGATCCCCTTCGGCGAGGGAACCGCGGCCGGCCGGCGGCCGGCCGCATCCTAGTTGTCGAGGACACGCCGCCGGTGCGGCTGGTACCAGTCCACCGACGCGTCCAGCCGGCCGCGGTAGTCGATCACTACCGTGTAGAAGTGGTCGCAGCGGGGGCACCGCAGCCGCGCCCACCGCCGCGCCCGCTCCACCGGCCTGCCCACGCTGCCGCAGTCGGGGCAGGCCAGCGACCCCAGCCGGCGCAGATCGCGGAGCTGCCACAGCCACCGCACCGGCCGCCGGCGGCCGTGGCGCTCCTCGAAAGCCTTCTGCTTCTCGGCGAGATCGCGCATGCGGGCCTTCTCCTCGGGCGTCCGCGGCCGCCACTTCGGCGGGCGCACCAGCAGCCGGGATATCATGCGCTTCGTCCGCCACTCAGTGATGCCTTTCATCCCTTCCTCTCCTTTCGGTTTTGCGGGCCACTGGCCCGCCGCGGCCCCCTCGCTGCGAGGGAACCGCGGCCGGCCGCCGGCCGGCCTCTGTGGCTGCTACAGTGATGTACTATCGAGTGATCCGTCCGGGCGCAGCCACATCACCGAATCGGGCCGCACAACATATCCCAGTAGGGGATCAGGGATGGCGCAGCATCCATCCTGCCGGGATATGATTGGCGCCCGCCCGTCGGCGCGCAGCAGTTCGGCGAGTGCGAGCGCCTCTCCCAAGTCGCGCGTCCGCCACCGGATTGCGGGCCGCTCATAGGCGCCCTGGAGGCCATCGGTGCCGGCCCGTACTGTGTAGGTGTCGCTCATCTCGATCCTCCCTTTCTCCGGGGTCTCGCCCCGGCCTTCCACTGGCAATATACCATAATTCGCAATGCGTGTCAAGGCCCCTTGCAGAATTTTTTTTGTTGCGACAGGGGCCGGGTGATTCACCCGGGCGGAAGGGCAGTGGGAGTGGGTGCGGAAGGGCAGTGGCAGTAGTAGTAGTAGCAGTGGCTGGAGGAGTGGCAGCAGGTGATCGCAGCAGGTGATCGCAGCAGGGGGGCGGTGGGCGGTGGCAGCAGGTGCGGTAGGAAGTAATTAGGTATTGGAATACCAATTTTCTCAGCCGGGCGAAAGCCGCCCTAACTTATCCCCCTTCCGAGGTGTGTCGGGGCGCTGGCCGAGGTCGGGGGTCTGATGGGCCCGCTCCCGGCCGGCAGCTTCCGGGGTGCGATCGCCGGGTAGCAGGTGCGATCGCTGGGGTTCGATGCCGGCTGGCCGCCGGCGTCGGGGTCTCGGATCGCCATCGGTGGGCGTCGATTCGCAGAACATGCATTCTGCGAATCGATCGCCTTCTGGCTGGCGGTCCCGGTTCCCCCTCGCTGAGGTCGGTGATCACTCGGGGCGCGCCGCATAGTAAGGAAGGGCGGCGCCGGGGCGCCGCGATCGCCGGCCGGGGCGGCGCCCCTGGCGGTCTGCGGCCGCGCGGGGCGCCCCGGCCCATCCCCCCCGCCCCCGGTCCCCTTTCTAGCATAGGCTTCCGCCATATTTCCCCCTCGCGCGGGCTTTTCGGTTGCTTGCTTGGTGGTGCGCTGCTGCGATTGGTGGTAACTGTCTAGGGTGCGGAGGCGTGCGATGGAAGAGGACCTGGTGGACGAGCTTGGCCGGGCGCAGACGCAGGAGCCGGCGCTGGATGGGGCGGGGCGGAGGCTGTGCTGGGCCTGCCAGCGCGGTTCGGTGAAGCGGGTGTGGCGTCTGGTGCGGGAGGATGGGCAGGAGGAGCCGGAGGCGCGTCCGTTCTGGCGCTGCGAGAGCTGCGGGTGGGAGGTGCCGGCGCGGTCTCGTCTGACGTTTCGGGTGGACCCGGTGGAGCTGCCGGACCTGGAGGATGGGGCGGGGCGGGTTGCCTTTCTGCGGAGCGTGGTGGAGCGGGCGATGGGGCTGGCGAACCTGCGAGTGGAGAAGGGGGAGGGGCCGAAGAGCCTGCCGTCGGCGCAGGCGAAGGCGCTGGAGGTGGCCCTGAAGGCGGTGGCGGCGATACGGGACGAGGTGAGCGGGAAGGGGGGCGGCTGGGACCTGGGCGGGCAGTTGAGGAAGCTGTCGGCGAAGGAGCTGGAGCGGATCGCGAAGGAGGCGGACAATCTCCTCGGTCGCTTTGAGAAGGGTGGCGGTAGCGGCTAGCCTGGCGCGGTTTGCGCTGGCGGCGAAGGACCCCTGGCGGGCGACGAGCCTGCGGCCGACCTGCGAGGTGCAGGAGCAGGCGGTGGCGGATGAGACCCGCGAGGTGCTGGTGTGCGGGGGGAAGGGGAGCGGCAAGACGCTGGCGGGGGCGCTGCGGGTGCTGCGGGTGGCGAGCCGGGACGCGGGGGTGCGGATTCTGACGGTGCGGAAGGCGTACCCGGACCTGACGGCGACGGTGGGGGAGGCGATCGCGTGGGTGCTGTGGCGGCTGGTGGATCCGGGCTATCCGGAGACGGGGGCGACGTTCCAGAGCCTGCGTCAGCTGCCGCCGGAGCTGGCGCAGTTCCGCCTGACGCCGTCCCCGCAGCTGCGGCTGGTTCCCTCGGAGGCGACGGTGTACTTCCGGCATCTTCAGGACCCGCAGGGGCTGGGAGGGGTGAACCGGGGGCTGGTGTGGGCGGACGAGGCGGCGGAGCTGACGGAGGGGGACTTCCGGGAGCTGCGGGCGAGGATCCGCCAGCCGGGGGTGACGCAGCAGATATTCCTGACGGCGAACCCGCCGCGGGTGATGGGCCACTGGCTGGAGGACGCCTTCGGCCGGCCGTCGGAGAGCCGGAAGCTGTACGAGGTGTCGATGCTGACGAACCCGCACCTGTCCCGGGAGTTCATCGAGTCGTTTCTGGAGCTGCCGGAGACGGACCGGCTGAACCTGGTGGAGGGGCGGCTGGGGTCGGTGTTCGGGGAGGGGAGCGCGGTGTTTCCGGAGTTCCGGCGCAGCCTGCACGCCTCCCAGGAGCCGCTGTCGCCGTGGCCGGGCCGGCCGATCGTGAGGGGCTGGGACATCGCGACGCTGGGCAAGCGGCTGGCGTGCGTGGCGATTTCGGTGGGGCCGGGGCCGAAGGTGCGGGTGCTGCGGGAGTGGGTGGAGCAGGCGCGGGGGATCGCGGAGTTCGGCTGGCAGGTGGTGTCGGACTGCTTCGCCGAGTGGGGGCGGGAGTGGGAGTTCGAGGATGCGATTGACCCGGCGGCGTTCGCCACCAGCTTCACGGATGAGCGGAGCGCGGTGGACGCCCTGATGGAGGCGGGGGTCGCGCCGGCGGCGGGGACCTCCAGCCGGACGGCGCGGCGGGAGATGATCGGGGCGCTGCTGACGAAGCTGGTGCACGGGGAGCCGGCGATGCAGTTTGACCCGTCCTGCCGGGCGCTGGTGTCGGGCCTGGCGGGCGGCTACACCCACGACGACATAAAGGGACCCTATTCGGACCCCATAGACGCCCTGGGGTACGCCCTGTCGCTGGCCATGGCGGCGCTGCCGGGCAAGTGGCGGCCGCGGGCGCACACCCTGGGGAGCTACACTTTCGGAGCCCCGAGGCGTCACGGCCGCGTGTTCACCCTGGTGGCCGCCGGCAGCTTCGGGCGCACGGGGAGGAGACGATGACGGCGCGGGATGACGAGGAGGGCCTCGGGCCGGGCGACGACGTGCCGGTGGGCATGACGGACCGGGACATCGTCAACTTCGTGGTCTCCCGGCAGGCGGACTGCGAGGCCATGGCGAGGCCGCTGTACGAGCAGTGGGACCTCAACTGGGGCCTGTACCACAACGACGTGGAGTTCACGGAGAAGCAGGATTGGCAGAGCCAGCAGGTCCTGTCGGAGGTCTTCCCCATCACCGAGCGGGCCTGCGGGCTGCTGAAGCGGGCCCTGATGGGGCCGGGCAACTGGTTCTCGCTGGAGATGGCCGACGAGAGCCTGGAGGCGGCGGTGCAGGACTGGTTCGAGCGCTACCTGGAGCTGGCCGGCTTCGCGCCGGCGTTCCGGGACTGCGTGAAGAACGCGATCCTGTCCTCGCTCATGGTCATGAAGATGTTCCAGGGCGGCCCGAACCATCCCCTGCGGGTGAGGGTCGTGAGCCCCTATGACTTCTGGCCGGACCCGACGGGGCTGGACCGGTTCGTGATCGAGCGGATGCTGGTGCGCCGGAGCGACCTGCAAGCGTGGGCCGCCGCCTCGGAGGGCACGGGCCGGCCGCCCTTGTACCGCAACCTCGAGGAGCTTGACCGGGCGAGTCTGCGCTACAGCGAGTCGGACACCCGCTGGACGCAGCGCACGCAGCTGGCGATGATGGGGGAGAGCCTGCGGCGGGGCGTGGTCGAGCTCCTGGAGTACTGGGGCGACCTGGAGGACGAGCGGGGCAACGTGGTGGCCCGCAACATCGTCTGCACGGTGGCGAACCGGGCGGTGCTGGTCCGCCCGCCCCAGGTGAACCCCTTCCGGCACGGCCAGCGCCCGTACGCCTACGCCTCGATCGTGGCGCTGCCGGACACCCCCTACGGCAAGAGCCTCATCGAGTCGGTGGCCCCGACGGTCCTCACGATGACCGAGATTCTGAACCTCGTGCTGGACAGCTACACGCTGGCGGCCCTGCCGATTGCGGAGGCGGACACCGGGCCCGGCGGCCTGGATCCCGCCCAGCTGGATGAGGGCCTGCGACCGGGGACGATCCTGGAGCGCCGGGTGGCGGGGCCGAACCCCGCCCTGCGCCCGGTGAAGGCCGGGGTGGTGGACATGGCGGCCGTGCCTATCCTCCAGTTCCTGGATCGCATCAAGCAGCGCAACACCTCGGTCACGGACCCCGTGCAGGGCATCATGGTCTCCAAGCGGGGGACCACGGCGACCGAGGTGGCCACCACCACGCAGTCGGCGCTGGGGCTCTTCGACAACTACGCCTCGGACATCGAGGCCCAGTTCCTGGAGCCGGCCCTGCGGCTGGCCCTGGCGACGCTGATGGAGGTCCCGGGCCTGCTTCCCGATGCCGAGATGCGCCGGAGGCTCAAGGACCGCCCGGACCTGTTGCAGGCGCTGGATGAGATGCTGCCGGAGGCGAAGGTGCAGATGCTGCGGTCCGGGGCGGACATCCGGGTGCACGGCATAAGCTCGATGGTGCAGAAGCTCCAGACCCTCCAGCGGCTTCAGCAGCTGCTGGCCATGGCGGCGGCGAATCCGGAGATCGCCATGCGGCTGCGGATACGGCAGACGCTGGAGCGCTTCCTCGATGCGATGGAGCTGGACTCGTCGGACCTGCTGGAGAGCGAGGAGGAGGTGCAGCTCCGCCAGCGGTACCTCGCGCAGCTGCAGATGGGGCAGATGGCGCAGGCGAGCGCGGGGCCGGTGGGTCCCGCCGGGCCGGCGGCAGGCGTTGGGCTTCGCAGGACGCCGGGGACGATTGTGACGGCCCCGCGGATCCCCACGCAGGCGCAGCCGGAGCTGGAGGGCGAGGCGCCGCCGGAGCCGGAGGAGCCCACGGGCGAGGGGTTCACCTCGTGGGAGTACTGAGATGCCCGGGTACGTGAGGCAGGTCTCGCGAGGACGCTGGCAGGTCGTGTGGGGCGGCAAGGTGACCGCACGGGGCACCAGCCGCCGGGCCGCGGAGGCGCAGCTTAGGCTCTTGCGCGCCCGCGAGCATGGCTGGCAAAGGCGGAAGAAGGCCGCAAAGTGAGTCACGATCCTTGGCGCGCCAGAAATGCCCCCAGAGACGCCAGGATTGCCGCAGGGCTCGATGCGGCGGCCTGGGCGGACGCTTACTGGTCTAACCTCCGTCAGGAAGTGGTAAAAAAGGTGCTGGTAGACCTCCGCGGTGCGGAGACCTACGAGGCGCTGCTCCAGGCGCGCGCCCTGTTGCTGGCGCTCGACGCGATCGATGCGGAGCTAGAGCGTCGCATCAGGGCTGGCGAGCGGGAGCGGGAGAAGCGAGGAGGCGTATGACACAGGACCCGGAACCGGAGAGCACGGCTCCCGAGGGAGGGGCGGACGCGCTCGAGCAGATGCGGAAGAAGCTCCAGGAGCTCGAGGAGCAGACCCGAGCCATGGAGCGGCAGTACCGCGAGCTCCAGACGCGTGCCGGACGCTTCGACGCAGGGCCGACCGGCTATGGGGCCGAACCCGAAGCGACGTGGCAGTGGGGAACGCCGTCGCCTGTGGGCGGGAGCGAGCCCGACCTAGTCGAGCTGTTGCAGACGAATCCGCAACAGGCTATTGCCGCGATCGGCAGCAAGCTCCTGCCTCTGCTGACCTCCACGCTCAGCGGCGCCCTCGAAGCGAGACTCCGGAACGAGCGGACGCTGCAGCAGTTCCTGTCCGAGCCGGACAAGCCGTGGCGTCGCAGCGACCGCTACGCGGCGATGCTCGAGGAGGAGGTGACGCGGCAGCTGGCGACGACGCCGAGCATGCCGATTCGCGCCGCCCTCGAGCGGGCCGAGCCTGCGGTGCTCGATCGCATGAGGGCGGAGCTGAGCGCCTTGTCCGGTCTTCTGGAGACCGGGCAGCCTCAGCAGGGCGTAGGGCCTCCGGTGGCGCAGGAGACCGCGCCACCGGCCACGCGGGGGACGGCGCCCAGGGCCCCGAGGGGGCCGGCGGCGCCGGGGGGCGCCCCGACGGTTCCGGCAGCCGCGCCCGGGGTGGGCGCAGCGGGGACGCCGAGGGGCGCGAGGGGTCAGACCGGACCCCCACCTCCGCCCAGCGACGAAGCCCTGGTGGAGGCGTACGTCAAGGAAATGGAGGGCCTGCGCGCTGGCAGCAGCTCCGAATGAACCGCTAGAGGAGCTGTGCCATGCCAATGCAGGTTTACGACGTTTCGGGGCTCGGGGGCTACTTGGCCGTCCCCGAGCTGACGAAGAAGGTTCGCTTTCGCGCGCTGGCCACGTTGAAGTTCGGCCAGTTCGTGCGGCCCGAGCCTGGAATCGGCCCGAAGCGGTCGGGGACCTTCTACTTTGACAAGGTGGCGTCGGACCTGTCGGTTACGCCCACCTACCTGTCTGACCGTCTGACCGAGGACCAGCCGATCCCCGAGGACACCATCAGCATCGCCCAGGGGAGCCTGATGGTGTACGAGTACGGCCGCGCCGTCTCGTATTCCGCCAAGCTCACTACCCTGGGCCAGATCGCGATCGAGCCGATCGTGGAGCAGGTCCTGAGGAACCGGCTGGCCAAGGTGCTGGACGCCATTCACGCCTACGCCTTCCGGCAGAGCGGCGTGTACTACATCCCCACCGGCCCGACCTCGGCGACGATCGGCACCAACGGGGTCCCCTCCGCAACGGCGACGTCCAACTGGAACGCGTATCACCACCGCAACCTGATTGACTACATGCGCGACACGCTGCGCGTTCCCCCGTACTTCAGCGACACCGACGAGTACGTGTGCGTCTGCACCGGAAAGTTCCTCCGCGGCCTGTACGATGACCCGGATTTCGAGCACGTTCAGGTCTACGCGGAGCCGCAGAATCGGCTGCGAGGCGAGGTGGGGCGGTACTACTTCACCCGCTTCGTCTGGACCAACCACGCCGGCGCCCTGAGCAACAGCGTGGGGCAGAACGGCGTCCTGGGCGAGGCGATCGTCTTCGGCGAGGACCCGGTGATTCACGGCGTCGTCGTCGCCCCGGAGATCCGCGCCAAGCAATCGGAGCGGGACTTCGGCCGCTCCATGGCGCTCGCCTGGTACGGGCTGGTGGGCTCGGGGCCGACCTGGGTCTACTCGACGGACGGCGAGGCCCGGTCGGTGCTGGTCACCAGCGCGTAACGCGTGAGGAGGGAGAAGACATGCCGTACCCTGATGTTGAGATTGTCGACGACGTTCCGACGGGCGGCGCGCAAACCGGGCTGACCACCACGGGCTACACGGACTATCGGCTGTCCCGCGACTGCTACGTGCTGGGGATTGTGGCCCGCGTCACGACCGGCATCGCCGGCTCGACGACGCTGCCCATTGTCGACGTGGCCGTGGCCGACAACGGCGGCGGCAACCTCACCAGCGTCGCCAGCATCTCGTTCGGGACCGAGGCCGCGGGCGCCCGGCGGGTCGCGATGGCCGCCACCCCCGTGTTCGTCGACGCGTCCGCGGGCCGCATAATCCGCCTGCGGGTCACGCAGGCGGCGACCGGCGGGAGCCCCACGGGCCAGGCGCAGCTGTACGCGCTCGTTCGCTGGGCCAACGAGGCCGACTTCGCGCCAGGGTACACCGAGTAGGCGCTGGGTTGGGCGGCACGGGACGCGGGGGCCGGCCCCGCCCAGGCCGGCCCCCGGGACAACAAGGAGGATAACAGATGGCGCTGTCTTTCTCGCTGGACGGGCCGCCGGTCCTGCTTGGGAAGCGCAAGCTTTCCACAGGGACCGTGACGTTCGATAACGCCTACGCGACCGGCGGCAAGTCGTTCACGCCCCAGAGCGTGGGTTTCGCCTCCCGGCTCGATGCGATCATGTTCGTCGGGGGCACGGGGGCGTATCACGTCTCCTGGGACAAGACCAACTCAAAGCTGCTCGTGCACGAGATCACGGCGACGATCACCGGCGGCCAGTCAGGGACGGTGGCGATCGGCATCGCCTCGGACGCCAGCGGCGCGGCGCTGAGCAAGACCACCGCCACCAACCGCGCCGGCATCACGGGCATCGCGCACACCGAGGTCCCCAACGGCACCGACCTGTCGGCCCTGACCGCCAGGTTCGTCGCGATCGGATGGTAGACGGCGATGGCGACCACTGCGGTGACGCTGACGGCGAGCGGGATCGTCTCCAGCAAGCCCTGCCGGCTCTACACTGCCCACATCAAGGCCGGGAGCTCGGCCGGTTCGGTCTCGCTCCGCAACGGCACGACGGGCAGCGACGACGTGCTTGACCAGGTGGGGGACAGCGGCGGAGGCGCCTGGCTCCAGTACACCTGGCACGGGCTCACGTTCAGCAAGGGGCTCTATGCGACGGTCACGAACACGGCCCAGGTGACGCTCGAGATCGAGCCCCTGGGCTAGCGCAAAGAAGAAAGGGGCAAGCCGCATGCGCAAGACTCGCTTTGACGAGCGCCGCAACTATCTCGCCTTCACCCGCGACGGCGAGATGATCCGCGTGCAGGACGGCAACTACTTCGCGCCAGATGGCCGCGTCCTGGCTCCGAAGGAGGTGCCGAAGTGGGTGCAGGAGCAGGTGGAGGCGATGGGAGGGCTCCCGTCCTTGCAGGACACCCGGCCGGTGCGCACCTACGCCTGCCCCGTGTGCGACTTCGAGGCGGCCAGCCGCGGCGAGCTGCTCGATCACCTGAGGGACGCGCACGAAGCCGATATCCCCAGGCCGGCCGGAAAGCCGCCCGAGCCCGTTCCGGTGGAGGAAGACCCGGACCTCGTGAGCGAGTACGACTCGGTCGGCGACGCCGAGGCGGAGGCGGCGGACGCGATCCGCGCAATGGTCGAGGAGAGAGTTGCCGCGCTGAAGGCAGCGAAGAAGAAGGCGTAAGCGCATGGCAACCTTCGGCGAGCTCAAGTCGAGGGTTATCGGGAACCTCGGCCGCGACCTGGCGGTGGTCAGGGAGAAGGTCGGCCAGTGGGTGAACGACGAGGCCCAGTCCGTGGGCAACATGGCCGACTGGTGGTTTCTCGAGACCTCCGTCTCGCTGACGACCGTGCAGGGCGTGGTGGAGTACTCCCTGCCCACTGGGCTGCGCACCTTCCGGGATGCCTGGATCGTTTCCGACGGAAGGTGGTGGCCCCTCGATCGCGCCAGCGAGTCAGGCCTGATGATTCTGAGCGGCAACTCCTCCAGCCAGGGCGCGCCCTCGATGTACGCGCTGCGGCCGGGAGACGCGAAGCTCCTCATCGGCCCTGCGCCCGATGGCGAGTACGAGGTGCTCGTGCGTTACTGGGCGGCGTTGCCGCTGTTGGTGAACGACGATGATACGAACGCGCTCACCGAGAGGTGGCCGCTGGTTGTGGAGGCTGGCGCGACGCTGCGCGGGGCGGCGACGCTTCAGGATTCGGAGGTCATGGCGGCCTTCCGGGCCGTCTATCAGGGCGCGCTGGAGGCGCTGTGGCGGGCCCACCGCGACGCGGTGCGGTCCGGCCCCCTGCAGCTTATCCCCTACCGCGGCGCCCGGAGGTCGGCGGTGCAGCTGAGCTAGGCTGAGTAGGAGCGACACCCATGGCGGGCCCGTACACGTGGAACGTCAACCTGCCCACCGGGGCCGAGGACCCCGGTTCGATCGACGACATAATCCGGGACCAGATCAAGGCCCCGCTGAACCAGCTCTTCACGGACCTGATGCCCAACTGGCCGCAGGACTGCGTGCTGGCGCAGGGGACGGCCCGCATCAAGACCGGCGTCGAGGCAAGCCTGCCGGCTTCGGCGCAGGACGGCGAGCTGTACTGGGCGACGGACACGCGCACGCTCTGGGTGCGCCAGTCCGGGAGCTGGTACCAGATCCAGGGCGGGCGCTACGTGGAGATACCGCTGGTCTCGGGCTTCTCGTGGTACGGACAGCTCGGCGGGGGAGACCAGTGGCAGGACCTGCCGGAGGAGTGGGCCACCGCGGATACCTACTCGGGCGTCGCTTACCTGGGCATGTACTACCCGGCGACGACGAGCTGCAGGCTGCGCGTTGTGCACCGGCGAGGCGCGTACCACACGACGGCGAAGTACCGCCTTTCCAAGCTCGTGCCTCCCGGCAGCTCGTGGGTCACGATCAGCGAATCGCTTGTGGAGTCAGGGAACACGGCCGTCGAGATGCTGCGCAGCGAGCTGTTTACGCTCGACGAGTTCTGCTACCTTCGCCTCCAGGGCGCAGCCCTGAGGACCGAGGTCTTCCCCACGCACGCGGTCTCCGTGTACTCCGCGACGCTCGAGGTCCGGTGGTGAGCCATGCCTACCACCGTGCTGGGGCCCTTCAGCGGAGGTGAGCGGGCGGAGCTCGGCACCCCGGCCCTGGTGCCGCAGGACTCGCTCTGGCGCGCCAGAAACGTTGAGTTCTACCGCGGCGCGCTTCAGAAGCGGCCGGGGCGGTTCTCGCCGTTCAAGGGTGGAATCGACGGCGCGCCGCTTCTGCTCTACGAGTACCGCAAGGCGAGCGGCGACTCGTGGCTCGTCGCGGTCACCGAGGACCAGTACGGGCACGCGAAGGTCTACACGGCCGACGCGCAGAGCCATGCCTGGACGGACCGCAGTCCGCAGAGCAGCAGCAGCGTGCTCTGCCGGCCCTCCGCGGTCACCTGGGAGAACCAGGTGTGGGTGACCTGGGGCGGCTCCGAGGGCATCTTCGCCTGGGACGGCGCCGCGGAACGCTTCACCGCGCAGTCCGGCAGCCCGCAGTGCCGCTATCTCGGCGTGCTCGCGAACCACCTTGTGGCGGCCTACATCATCGACGCGGGGAACGCGCTCCCGCAGACAGTCAAGTGGTCATCGGAGCCGGGCCTCATCGGCCCGGGCGAGGACCTGTGGCTCGACGGCGATTCGGGCGAGAACATCCTCGTTGACCCGCCCGGGCACATCACGGACTTGTGGCGGCTGGGCGACTACCTGTACGTCGCGCGCCAGCACTCGATCACCCGCATGAGCTTCGTGGGGCCGCCCTACGTCTTCGCCTTCCAGGCGATCGACGCGCCGGGGTGCGTCGGCCCGCACAGCCTGGGCGACGTGTGGACGGAGGAGCAGCCCACCGCCTTCTACCTGGGCGAGGACAACGTCTACGCCTTCAACGGCATCGTCGCGCGCCCTGCGCCCGATGCGGTGCGGCGCGTCGTCACCGGGACGGTGAACCGCCAGCGGTTGGACTGGGTCTGCGGGATGAGCTGGCCGGCGCGGCAGCAGTACTGGCTGAGCTTCGCCTCCACGCAGTCTGCGGATAACGATCTGATGCTGGTGGTCGACTACGGCAACGGCGCGATGTACCTGTGGGAGCTGCCCGCGACTGTGCTGGGGCGCTGGCAGGCCATCGGCGTGAGAACGATCGACGACCTGACGGCGCTTCTGGCGGCGATCAGCCCCGACTACAACGAGATCGACGAGCTGCCCCACCTTGCACCTACGATCGACGGCCTGTCCGGCGTCGTGGCGGCGGAGCCGGTCGTTCCGCTCATCGGCACCAGCGACGGAACCGTGTGGCAGCTGAGCCCGGAGACGACCATCGACGGCACCGTGGAGGTGGGCGACCAGCAGGTTCCGGTGCCGATACGGGCCAGCGTGGAGACCGGGCTGGTGGCCTTCGATCCCCTGCGCGCGCAGCAGATCAGGCGCGTGGGCATCCTCGCGGAGCGCCCGACCGCCGGGGCTGAGGTGACCGTGCAGATCGGGGCGAGCGAGGATGGGCACAACGTCACCTGGCAGGAGGGCCGGCAGGTCGCCCTCAGCGCCACCGAGACGCCGTGGCTGGACGCGAGGGTTTCCGGCCGGGCCTTTGCCTTCCGCCTGACAAACGACGCGACGACGACCTTTCGGGTCTCGGCGCTGGTTGTGGACTGGAGGGTTCGCGGGCGATGAGGCTGCCGCCGCCGTCAGCATGGCCATCCCCCAGCGGGCTGCCAGACCCGGTCCGGGCCTGGGGTCAGGACATGGTCCGGGCGGTAGACGAGGCCCTGGCCAGGGAGGCCTTGGAGCGCCGGCGTCTGCACGTCTACGTGCGCGACGAGGCCCAGCTTGGAGCAATTCAGGGAGCGCTAGGGCAGGAAGCCTACGCGGTCGCGGAGATGACCTGGTGGAAGTGGGACGGCTCGCAGTGGAGGCCCCTGTTCGTGGCCGGCGCCGGCAACTCGGTGCACAACGACCTGTCTGGAATCCAGGGCGGGGGCCTGACCGAGCGCTACCACCTCGCCCTCGCCGAGTACCAGGCCCTCGTCGCCAATATGCCCTTCACAGCCGGGCGGGTTTTCTACGCGGATGCGAGCGGCCGGCTGGCGGGGTCGGAGAGCCTCGTCTGGGACTATGCGAACAGCCGCCTCGGCGTCGGGGTTTCCTCGCCGTCCGCGCGGTTGCACTTGGGGGGCGATGCCTACGTCGACGGCACCGCGGGCGCGCGGGTGAGGGTCCGCGGGATCGGCTCCGCGGACAGCTACGCCCAGGTCCGCGACGCGTCCGCCAGCCAGGGCGCGCTGGACAAGCGGACGGCCTCCGGCATCTCCTACCTCGACCTGAACCCGCTGCCCGCGGACGGCGCGAGCCAGGCCCAGGTGCGCCTGTTCCGGGACACGAGCACCTCGGGCGCGAAGTACGTGCTGGTTCACCCCGGCGACGGCTCGGCGAACCAGATGGTGAACCTGACGGTCGCGCCCGGCACCGGCGGCGTGTACAGCTCGCTGACGATGTTCACCTACTCGGACACCGTGGGCGAGTTTCCGAGCCTCTGGCTGCGGCGCTCCCGCGGCAGCCCGGCCAGCCCGGCCGCGGTGCAGTCGGGCGACACGCTCGGCGCCTACCGGCTGGTGGGCTATGACGGCAGCAGCGCGATCATCTCCGGCGAGATCACCGCCTCGGCGACGGAGAACTGGTCGGCCTCCGGGCGCGGCACCGACCTGCTCCTGCTAAGCACGCTGGCGGGAACGACCAGCCGCGTCGAGGGCCTGCGGCTGCGGGGCACGCAGGCGCTGGTGCGGGACGGCACGGCCTCGGCGCCGGGCCTGGGCTTCCGAGACGAGACGGGCACGGGCCTGTATCGCTACGGCTCGGGGGTGATCGGCTTCACCGTCGGCGGGACCGGGCAGTGGCTGCTGAGTGGGACCGCCCTCTATCCGACGGCGGATAATTCGGAGGACATCGGCACCTCTTCGCTGCTGCCGAAGGACGTGTACGGCTACCGGCACCTGGCGAAGGACGGGACGCAGGCCCTGCCCTCGCTGACCTTCGCGGCGGACACAGACACCGGCCTCTTCCGGCCAGCAGCCGACTCCATAGGGCTTGCTGTGGCGGGCGTCGAGCAGTGGCGGCTGGTGGGCACGGCATTCTATCCCGTGGCCGACAACTCCGAGGACATCGGGACCTCCACCCTCGGCGTGAAGGCCCTGTACCTCGCTGACGCGTCGCACTCGCCGAGCGCCGAGGGGGAGATGAGGGCCGACTCCGCGGCGGCGGCCGTCGAGGCCTACATGGGCGGCATGGCTCGCCAGCTCGCGGGGCGCGTGCACTCGATCACCTCCAGGGCGCAGCTCAGCAGCAGCAGCGGCGCGGCCAGCGGGAACGTCGCGACGAAGAGCTTCGCCTCCGGCTCGCGCGTGGCAGGCAAGGCGTTCGCCATCCGGGCGTCGGGGCACGTGAAGCTTTACGCGCCGGGCGGGGGCACTTCTCCCGGCACTGCCACTGTCGAGCTTCGCTTCGGCAGCGTGAGCATCGTGAGCCAGCAGTACTCGGCGGCGGCAGCGGGCGGCCCGGGAGGCCTCTGCTACTGGTTCGGCTTCCACCTGGAGGCCTGGGGTACGATCCGGGGCACAAACCAGATCATGGTCGGGGACGCGCGGATTCACGGATCGGCCGGCTTCAACCAGCCGGATGACCCCTTCGGCTCTGCGGGCTACAACGTCGGCGCCCCTTCGCAGCAGACATGGATGCACCGGACCGACGTTGTAGCCCCTGGCATAGGGAACCTGACGATTGCAATATACGGCACGATCGCGAACGCGAACACGACGAACACAAGCTACATCGCGGTTGACGAGTTCTCGATAAGCGACGAGGTGGCACACTGAGCGGGCCGGGAGGGCCCGCGGGAGGATGTGATGACGGTTGGGACCGATGTGACAGGAGAGGGCGGCGCCTCGCAGAGGGCCGCGGAGCTGAGCGATGACGAGCTGGAGCGGGCCCGGGCGCGGCGCTTCCGCGTGCGCCTGGGCGGCACGTCCGGCACGGTGGTCGGCATGTGCGAGTACTCCTTCGCCAGCGGCGCCTGGTACTGGAATGGCGTGCTGCGGCCCGTTGTCTACTGCCGGACGCGCGCCTCGGGCGGCCAGATCCGCTACTCGTCGTTCTCGGAGCAGGTGAGCGGCGCCGGCAGCTCGATAGGCAGCGTCCTCACCGGGTCCGTGCAGGGCGTGCTCCAGGACATCGGCGATGCGCCCTTGAACACGACGGTGGATCAGGCACTCGTGCTGTCCTACGAGGTCGTCGGCACGACGCCCGGCGATGGCACGATCGACCTGAAGTACTGGGCGATCGAGACATTAATGTGAGGAGGGACGGATGGCGACGCTGAGCGAAAAGGTGCAGGCACTGGGTGCGATAGCCAACCGTGTCCAGCAGGCGAACGACCAGGTGCGCCGGGTGCTGTGCCGGGCGCAGGAGCGCCTGGCCGACCCGGACCTGACGGACGCAGAGCGCAGCCGGCTGCTGCAGGTGGCGGTCGCCAGGTACGCGGACGCCGCGTCGGGCGTTCGCGCGACGGTCGCCCTCTACCCCGACGCCGGGGAGCTGGGCGCGTGGCAGCCGCCGGCCGAGCTTCTGGGAGGCGAGTGACGGACATGGATGACCCGACACGGATGAGCTTTCGCGACCGCGTTGAGCACGTTAGGCGGGTGATGGCGGAATACGGGGTGTCGTTTACGGTGCTGCCGGTCCGCCTCCCCATAGACGCCGACGGCTGGCTCCAGCCGCAGATCCGCGAAGTGGACGCCTTCGCCGCCGGCGCGAACACCGCACAGGAGGTGGCCCGAGATGGCCAAGGTAGGACGCAGGACGGCCCTGAAGGGGTTCCAGAACATCCTCAACAGGGAAGTGGCCGAGATTAGGGCGCGCGGCGGCAAGACCGCCGGCGGCAAGTCGATCCGCAATCCCGAGGCCTACGTGGCGGCGGGACTGCGGCGGACAGGCATCAAGAAGCTCGGTGCAGCCGGGTTCAAGGCCCGGATGATAGCGGGTAGGCGGCGCGCGAAGAGGGGGTGAGTCGTGGGAGTGATCGGGCAGCGCTTGCTGAAGTACTGGGTCTGCGGCCTGCTCGGCGGTCTGATTCACGAGCTGCTCGTGCGCCGGGGGATCCTCGTGCTTCCGCGCTACGACCGGGAGCGCCGCGAGCTGAGCCTCGGATCGCTGGCCGCCATGCTCATCGGCGTCGCGGCCGCGGTGCTGGCGGACGGCGCACCCGAGCTTGCGCTGGCCTCGGCGATCGCGGGGCCGATGGTCCTGGAGAACACCGTCAGCATCCTGCTGGGGAGCAAGAGGAAGAGCGGTGACTAAGGTCGCCAAGCTCGTCCTGTGGTTGCTTAAGCAGGTCGGGAAGGCGTACCGGCTCGGCTCGGAGGTCAGGCTAGACCCTGATGCCTTCGGCAACCTCTACGCCTTCGCTGACCAGCAGGCGTGGGACTGCTCCGAGCTCGTGCAGGCCGGCCTGTGGGCCGCTGGCGTCTCGTCTGTCGGCGGGCTGCCCCTGGAGCGCTTCGACGGGGCCGGCGTGCAGTACTGCCACTGCCGGCCCCTGCCGGTTCAGACGGCCCGCGAGACGAGCCAGCCGGGCCTGCTGGTCTTCATACAGAGCGCTTCTGCGTACCCCGACAAGCCCATGCGGATCGGGCATGTGGGTATCGTGATTGCGAAGAACGCGATCGTGGAGGCCCGCGGCGAGCGCTTCGGCGTGGTGGTTGGCCCGGTGAGGCCCAGCTTCAACCTTGCGGGAAAGGTCGACGAGCTGTACCGCTAAGGAGGAGAAGGTGTCCAAGCTATCGGTCCTGCTTGACAAGCTGACGGCCGCCAGGCAGCTGGCGGACGCGCTGCGCGCGGAATGGGCAGTGCTCGGACAGGTTTTGAGCGCTCTCGAGGAGGACGATCACCGGCGGGCGTGGGAGGCGCTGTCCGCCTCGCCGCAGGTGGCCGAGGTGATGGGCGAGCTTCCGCCGGAGGTGAGGCATTGGCTGGAGCTGACGGGTCCAGTGTTCATGGCCCTGCTGGACGCGGCGATCGACGAGCGGGCGATACGGCGGGCGCTGTCAAGGCTAGGGCTGAGCTGAGCCTGCGCCAGGCCGGCATCGACGACGCCGGCCGCCTGCTGGCCTACTTCGCTGACGCCGAGCTCACCGCCGAGCCAGTGGAGCTGCTGCCGCTCATCGGCGAGGCGATCGTCGGTGACCACGGGCTTGCGCTTATGGCGGAGGCGGACGGCGAGCTGAAGGGGGCGCTTGTAGCGCTTGTCGGTACGTGGTTCGGAACGAGGGCGGCCTACATCGCGGCCGCGAAGTCGAGCCGGGCCGCCAGCCGGCCGATGTGGCATTTCCTGTGCCGGTGGGCGCAGGCGCGCCGGGCCGAGGGCCTGTTCGCGAGTTACCGGGGTACCCGGCTGAAGGCGCTGCACAGGCGCTGGGGCCTGGAGCCGGTGGCCATGCTGCTCAGTAGGAGGTTGGGCGACAATGCACAGCCTGTTCGGGAGGCCTGAGTCGGAGTATCAGATGGTGGGCCGCTGGCCGGGCATCGAGGCCCTGCAAGGGGCCGTCACGTCTGGCCTGCAAGCGCCGGTCAAGGCAGCTCGCAGCCTGTGGCAGCCCAGCCTGGCGCTGTGGCAGAGCTATCTGCAGCCGTCCTACCTGGACGTGACGAGCGACCCCCTCCTGCAGCAGACGATCGAGGCGGCGCAGGGGCCGGCCCTGGCCTACTACCAGAAGCAGCAGCAGCAGGCGCTAGCGCCCTGGCTCCAGGCCGGCCTGACGTTCTCCAGCGGGCGGCAGGCGGCGATGACCGAGCTGGCCGGCGAGCAGGCGCAGCAGCTGGCGAACCTGCGCTACGGCTACCTGTGGCCCGAGTACCAGCGGCGGGCCGAGCAGCAGTGGGCGGCGAGCCAGATGTGGCCGCAGCTGCAGGAGCTGTTCGCCCGGATCGCAGCGATGGGGACGGGCACGCCAGTGCAGGTCACCTACGGCGCGAGCCCGTTTGATCAGCTCCTCCAGGCCGCGACGGCCTGGTGGAAGGCCACGCACATGGGCGGAGGGTAGGCATGAGCGCACCCGCAGGCATTTGGCCGCAGCCGTCGCGGCAGTGGATGCAGCCCGCGGTTCAGCAGGCCCCGATCACGGGGCAGGCGAACCTGTGGGACACGATCGCGCGCCTGGCGACAGCTTTTGCGGACGTGAAGCTGTCGCAGCAGGCAAGGCAGCAGGAAGCGATGCAGATCGTCGGGGAGGCCTCGGTCGACCCCGACAAGTGGCAGATCCTGCGGTCGGGCCCGGTGAGGGAGTACTTCGCGCGGGTCTACGGCTTCGACCCAGTAGGCTACCTGCCGAAGGAGCAACCGGCCGGGACGCTGGAGCAGCAGCTGCGGAAGACCCAGCTGGCGATCGCCCAGCAGGAGGCCACGCAGGAGCAGATTCAGACGGACGTGCAGAAGCGACGAGCCGCGCTCCAGAGCCTGGTCTACGACCCCCTCAGAGCGGCCTTAAGCGGCCCCGCCGCGCCCGGCCCGCCAGCCCCGGGCCCAGGTGCGGCGGCGCCCCCGTCCGCGACGGCGTCGACGTTTCCTTCGCTCACCCTGCCCCAGCTGAGCTTGCAGGACGTGCTGAGCGGCAGGCCACGGCCCGCGCCGCCCGCGCCGACGCAGGCTGTCCCCCAGGCCTGGCAGACGCTGAGCCTCGTGAACGCGCTGGCGAGGCCCGCGACGGCACCGGTAGGGCTTTCGCCGCTCCCTTTTTCTGGTAGGCCGGAAGCCGCCCCCCAGCCGCAGCCGGTGGCGCTTCCGGCCCCGGCCGCGGCCGCCGCGACGCAGCGCGGGGAGGCCGGGCAGCCCAAGCCGGCGGCGAACGACATAGCCGGCTGGGTGCGGTACATCTTCTCGGGGGGCGACGTGAGCGAGGTGCCGGCGGCGACGATAACCGCGCTGTACATGGCAGATCCCGACCTTGGCCAGGCGGTTGAGCGCGGCGTCACCATGGCGCAGGGCGGCCTGAACCAGCGCAACCTCCTCGCGGAGCTGGGCGAGGTCGGGGGCAGGCTCGCGACGATCGTCAACAGGGCGCGCCAGACCGGGAACCGCCCGGAAGAGCTGGAGGTCATCCCCTTGGTGACGCTCTGGAACAGCCTAGTCAACGTCGGAAAGCAAAGAGGCTTGCTGCCGCGGGATTACCTGACCCTTCCAGAGGACCCGGACGCGGCCATCTATCAGATCAGCCCGAGCGTGGCGCTGATGACGCGCACGCGGTTCCAAGAGCAGGAGCTGGAGCTCGCGCGAAAGCGGTTCGACGAGCTCGTGAGGATGGACAACGCGAGGCTGCAGCAGCAAGAGAGGCGGTTCGCGCTGTCGGCAGCCTCGGCGAGCGCCACAAAGCAGGAGCGAGCCGCGCGCATCGCCCTGGCTCAGTCAGCGCTGCGGCTGCAGCTCGTCGGGGCCGAGATGCGGGCGTTCCAGGCTGGCGTCGACAGTGTGCTGGCCGTGAGACGGGGACAGCTCTCGATGGGGCTGGCTGACGCGAAGCAGGTGATGGCCGAGGCCTGGAACGAGGGTGCAAGACGGGTCTTCCTGCTGCACCAGGCCGCCGAGCAGGGCATGCCCCTGCCGCCCGGCGGCGCGGCCGGCGGCGGTCTCCCGGGCCTGCCGCAGTCTCCGTTCGTTGTCAACCTTGGCTCTACCGGGGACTCTGGCCTCGCGCAGGCCTTCGCCGTGTGGGCAAAGATCCTCGCGGGCCAGGGCGGCGGGCAGGGCGGCCAGGGCTCCCAGGCCATCATCAAGACGCTGGATCCGACGCAGGACCCCTACGTCGCGCAGGCGACGCACATAATCCTTGCCGGGCTCAAGGCCGGGAAGCCCCAGCAGTCCATCGCGTCCGACATCCAGCGATACGCCGACCAGGTCCTGGCGGAGTCCAGCAAGTCCCAGCAGATTCCGCCGGGCGCGCAGCTCTTCCGACCCGAGATCCTCGATCCCCGCTCGCCGGCTTGGCAGCGCGCCTTCGCGATTAAGGAGTCGCTGGACTACGTGAACAGCCGCGGTGCGCGGGACGCTCTGAGGTCTGGCGACCCCAGCGCCATCCGCAGGGCCGCCGAGAGAATCGTGCAGATTTACCGCAGCCACGGGATCGCTATCACGGCCGCGGACGCGATCGTCCGGTACCGGCTGGGGCCGCCGAGGGAAAGGCCGCTGCCCCGGCAGACCATGGGAGCGTGGCGGGGTGAGACGCGTAGGGCCCTGCCCGAGTTCGACGCGTGGGGGCATGTCACCCGCGGGGGTGAGTCACCGTTCTAGGGAGGGAGGCGAAGATGACCGCGCCGTGGAACCCGTTTGACCTCCGCCAGAGCCCGCAGCTCGCCCCCGGCAATCCGCCATACCCGGAGACGCTGCCGGACCCCGAGGACATCCGGCGCCTCGTCGCTGCCCACCCGCTGCCGGGGCTGCCGTCCCGGCCCGATGTCGCCACCCCGGCCGGCGCGTACGTCGGCGAGCCCGGGCTGGCTCCCGCCCTGAGGCCCGAACCGGAAGCGCCGCGGACGAGCCTGCGCAACGTCGGGCTGTGGCTGCTGAGGGGCGCGGCGAAGGTGATGGAGTCGACCCCGAAGCCAGGGATGCGGCTCGTCTTTGGCGTGAAGACGAAACCTGGGGAGACCGCGGAGCACGCCTTCGCCCGGGAGATGTCCGTCCTCGACACGCTCGCGCGCTACACACCCGGGGTCGGCGAGCTGCCGGAGCCGGCCAAGGGGCCGCGGGGCCTGCTCGACGTGTTCGGCGGACCGTCCCGGCGCAGCTACTTCCAGGCCTACCGGCAGTGGGCCGCGGGCGACACGACGGCGCACGGGCCGCCGGCGCCGTTCCAGTCGTGGGACGAGGTCGAGCGGCTCGCCCTCACCGAGGAGGCCAAGGGAGTCAGGGGCTTCTTCACCCGGACTCTTCCGGCCTGGGCGTTCAGCGCGATCGTTGACCCGCTGACCTATTTCGGCGAGCCGGTCGTGAAGGCCGGGCTGAAGGTGGCGGGCTGGGCTCTGCGCCCGGCGGGCGGCCTGGCGCTGAAGTTCAGCCAGGCTGCGCTCGGCAGGTTCCCGACGCTGGCGGTCATAAAGCGGCAGCTGCTGCCCGGCACCGCGCTTGGCCGGCTCGCGGTGCGAGAGGCTGGCGAGCAGGCCATGATCAGCTTCGCCCGCCTGGCCCGGGTCTTCGGCAACGACCTGTCGGGCATCGTCAAGGAGGTCACCAGAATCGGAAACTCGCTTGGCAGGGGCGCGGAGGGCAGGCGGGCCTTCGACGAGCTTCTGGCCGCTTTTGCGGACGCGGGCGAGAAAGCGGGGCTGGAGACGGCCACTCAGTGGATCAAGAGCGTGGAGAGCAGCGTCCTCGAGCAGGCCGGCCGCCTCGGTATTCGGGTCCCGGGGGGCGCTGTCGAGAGGGTCGCGGAGGCAGCGCGGTTGTTCCGCGGCCAGACGATGGCGGACACGCGGGCAGCGCGCAGGGCCCTTGGGCCGCTCCTGGGCGGTCTGCGGGCGAGTCCCGCCGCTGGGGCCGGCGAGCCGCTCGCTCCCGAGTGGCTGCTCGCGGCCCTGCGGCGGCGTGGGAGCGTGCCCGACCTGGAACCGATCCTCGGCGCTGCCGCGGAGACGGTCGGGCGGACATCCGCCGTCAGCACGCTGTACTCGCTGGGGCAGAAGCTGGCAAACGCGGTGACGGACGAGGCCAGCGGCGCGCCGCTGTACAGGCTGGTGGGCTTCAGCGACGATGAGGCCGCAGCGCTGTCACGCCTGGTGGGCATGCTCAGCAGAGACGAGCCGGCGTGGCGGGGCGTCTCCGCGGCCAGCCCGCGGGACGCCTTCGCCTCGCTCTTTGCGCTGATGTATGACAAACCCGGCGTGGCCCAGAGGCAGTTCGGCAAGCAGGTTCGCACCCTCACAGCCGCGCTGGAGCGCCACCTGCGCCCCGCGGCCGAGGAGCACCTGAAGGAGCTCCTGGGAGATATCTCCCGTCTCGCTCCGACCGACCGCCTCAGGGCCTGGGCGGACAAGCTCGCCGGCGGCCTCCTGCGGCAGGATGGGACCGTCGCCTTCCGGTTCGGCTCCCCCAAGGCGGGCCAGGCCCTGGCGCACCTGGAGCGCATCCGAGACGCGCTGCAGCGCTTCGAGCAGGCGGGCGCGCTCACCCAGCCCTGGCGGCAGAGACTTCTCCAGACCCTCGGGGATCAGGGCCTCCTGGACGCGATGACGCAGGCGAGGGACGCGGCGATCGCAAAAGAGGCGGAGAGGCTGGCTGCCGACCCGGGGTTTGGGGACTGGGTAACGAGCGTCTTCCCCCAGGCGAGGGAGGCGCTCGAGCGGTACTGGAGCGCCAAGGGCAAGCTCTGGGACCGGCTGGGGGAGCTGGGGGTCTATGATCCCACGACGGTGGCGAGGCTGAAGGCGCTCGGTCACCTGCACATGGATCACCTGCTGCTCAGCGGGCGCATGGCCGAGGCCCTGGAGACGCTGATCAGCAAGGGCGACCCGGACGTCGCGGCCCTGGCCGCCAAGTACCGGACGATGTTCGAGCGCGCGACCGGCATCCGCACGAGCGGCACCGCCGCGATTGGCGCGATCCGCAGGCCGCGCTCGCTCCCGCCTGGCAGCTTTCTGCACGGCGTTCTGGAGGCGGAGAAGTCCGCCATACGGCGCATGGAGGTCGGCGGGCGGCAGCTCCTGGCCGGAATCAAGGTCGCCGAGCTCCAGCGCCAGCTCGGCGCGCTGGGCGACGCGGCAGCGCGCGCGGAGCCGGTGCGCCAAGGCGGCAGAGTAATCTGGGCACCGACGGGGCGCTTCACCTGGCCCCTCCGGCGCAGCAAGGAGTACGAGGCTTTCTTCCGCGCCTGGGAGGAGAGGATGGGCCGGGCGGCGCCCTCCACGCTCTACCTGGCAGACGAGGTGGCGATGCCCCTGCTGGGCCTCAATAAGCTTGTGCAGGCCAGCGAGTGGCTTCGGCGAATGCCTGTTCTCGGGCCCCTGTGGAGCTACGGCATGGGCGTCTGGAAGCTGGCGCGGACCGCCTACTACCTGCCGACCATCGTTGGGAACCTCCTGGGCGGCGCGATCCAAGAGAACATTCCCGGGCGCGTGCCCGGCTGGCTCATCCCGGCGGCGCGCACGGTGTCGGCCATCGACCTGCACGCGGGCGGGCCTCTGACCCGGGCGTTCGAGGAGCACTCGGCGGGGCTCGGCACGAACCTGGTGAGGACGGAGGCGGGCCGCCTCTACAACCTCGCCGGGCCCCTGACGCCGCGTCCGGGGCACGTCGGCGAGGAGATATGGGGCTGGATGACGCGCGCCCTGCGCAAGCCGATGGACGCATATGCTGCGGCCGATCGCTGGGCGCGGCTCAGCATATTCACGGCGAACAGGTGGATGGGCCTCAGCGATGCCGAAGCGGCCAAGATCGCCGACCTCGCGACGATCCGCTACGACCGCATTCACCCGCTCATCTCGTTCCTGGGGGACACCGGCATCTATCCGTTTGTCCGCTTCTACGCAGGCTCCGTGGATGCCTTCGCCCGCGAGGCGATCAGGAACCCGGCCCGGTACGCTAACTGGCTGAGGGCCTTTCGCGCCGTCACCTACGCGGACGCGACGCCGGAGCAGGCCGAGGCCGAGCGGACCCTGCTGCCGCCCTATGCCGGCCCCTACGCGATCCGCGCGAATTTCAACGACGCCTATGGCCGGCCCGTCTGGGCGACCCTGCGGTACACGTTTCCGCTGGTGGGCGAGGAGAACCTCGACTTCATCGCGAGCCTGGGAGGGCCCCTCACGGCGATCGCGAACGCCATCACCGGCCAGGACGCCTTCACTGGCCAGAGGATATTCGAGTCCAACGACCCGCCGGACGTGAAGATCGGCGCCGCGCTCAACTACCTCCTTGGGACCCTCCTTGTGCCGCACATTCCGATGGTGAAGCGGGTCACCAACGCGCGCAGGGCCCAGCCGATCCTCCAGCGGGCTCTAGAGAAGCGCCGCTCGGGCCTGCCGCTCACCGACCTGGAGCGGCGCACGATGCGGTCCGCGCCGACCGTGCTGCAGGCGATACTGCGCAGCAGCGGCATCCGGTTGTACCCCGTCGACACCAGCGAGGAGACCGTTTCGGACGTTCTGCGGCAGAAGCAGGGCGCCTATGAGCGCGCCTTCGAGGACCTCCGGGGGTTCATCCTCCGGCCCAGGCGGTCGATGTCACCCGTCGACTACGCGCTCGAGCTCTGGGAGCGCCGGCGAAGGGCCGCCGAAGCGCTCCAGGACTGGGACCGCGCGCTCTGGGCCGCGCAGGCGCTCGGGAAAGCGGACAGGACGCTCCGGATTGTGCCGGCGGGCATGACCGCGCAGGACGCTGTAGACGCGCGGGCGAGGCGGCTGGCGGAGCAGTCGCAGAGCGGCCTCGCAGCCCTGATAACGTCGGGCGAGGCTCTCCGGCCGCCGGCGGAGGAGGAGGGTCTCCCGGAAAGCACGCAAGAGTTCTTGACAGAGGGGCCGCCCGGCGGTATAATGCCAGCGCAATGAAGATTGACGATGACCTTGCTGCGAGGGCGCGGTTGATCGCCCGCGGGTATCGGTTGGCAGTCGCAGACGGCCCCTCGATTCGGCGATGCAGGAGGCTCCTGGGAATCTCCCAGGCCGAGCTCGCGCGGGCCATGGGCGTTCACCCGGCCTCGTTGTCCCGCTGGGAGACGGGATGGCTGACTCCGTCCCCGCAGCGGCTTTGGCAGGCCAGGGAGAACATGCTCCGGATCGTGGCGGAGCGCCTGCGGTGGGCGAGGGAGGAAGCCGAGAGGGAGGGAGGTCCACGATGATGCTGAGGAGCGCCGCAGTAGTCACGGCGGGTCTGCTGCTGGTGGCGGCCCTGGCCGGCTGCCGCTCGGGGGCGGAGACGCTCTTCCGTCCGGGCGCGGCATACGCGTCTTGCGTCACAGGTCCCGACCCCACGGTCACGCTCTCGGCTGATCGGACAGCCGTCAAGGTCGGCGACACGGTCACCCTCTCCAGCGTGGTCTCCGTGCCCGCGACCGAGGCGACGACGGCACAGCAGGTCGTCTGGAGGTATCAGATCCCGGCCGGTTTCGGGCTCGTCAGCGCGACAGGTCCCAAGGCGGTTGCCAACCAGGCGACCGCGACCTGGACAAACCCGGACGGCTCTCAGGGGACGGCCAGCAGTGACACGGTGGTGGTCGTCGTCTTGGGCGCCGCCCTCTCGCTGACCCCGGACGCCGACCGGTGGCTGACCGTGCCGTGCGGCGACGTCAGGCCAGGCGAGCAGCGCGCGATCGCCCTGACCCTCAAGTACACAGGCTGAGAGGAAAATCGGCGGCCCCGGGGAAATAAAAGCCCGCCGCCGGGGCGCCCTGGCTGTCCCCCACCTCCCTTCCTTCCCTCCAGGGCGCCCCGAACAAACCCCGGTCTGTGCTCGCCGGGGACCCGGGGCCGCCCCGATCCCGTCTGAATCGGCGGGACAGATGTGGTATCTACGGGCCGAAGGGAGGCAGGATGAAGGAAGCTATTCTAGCAGTCCTCCTCGCGGCGATGGCGCTGACCGCCGCTAGCATTGGCGCGACGCGGGCGGAGACGGTGCGGCGGCAGCGCATCGTCAGCCACGGCTGCCAGGACCGGGCCTGGTGCTGGCAGTACGTCAGGAAGGAGGCGAGATGAGCACGTGGGAGGAGCAGCACAAGGGGGCGCTCGCCGCCTCCGAGCTCGGCAAGTGTCTCCACTGCGCCGCGGCGAGGCTGGCGGGGCGACCGAAAACGCGGCCGTACACGCCGGCCCAGGTCCGCCGCATGTCGGTGGGGGCGCACTTCGAGGGCCTGGAGGCGGCCGCCCTGCGCGAGGAGGGGCGGCCGTTCTACCCGGGGCGCCTTATCACCCTGGCGGGCGAGGGCATTCCGGTCCGGGGGCGGCCGGACTTCGTCGTGCAGCGGGACGGCCAAGTAACCATTCGCGAGGTCAAGTACCGCAGCCGGGGCCCGCTGGAGCCGGAGCGGGAGTGGAGGTACCAGGTCGGGGTGTACCGCCTGCGGTACGACGGCTGCCCCGGGGAGTTCGCTCTCTACAGCCTCGACGACCGCGTGGTTGTCGACGCGGGGGAGATCCCCTCGGACCTGCCGCTGCTGCTGCGCGAGTGGCGGCTGGCGCTCGCGGGTGTGCTGGAAGGCAAGTACCAGCCGGAGGAGCTCCCGCACGAGCCCTGCTGGTGCCGGCGCAGCGAGTGGGCGTGCCCGGACTGCGTCGGCGCCCGGCGCGCCGATACCGAGCTCGCGCCGCTGGAGCGGGAGCGGCTGGCGCGGTTCGGTGAGCTCAGGGCGTTCTACGAAGGAATGCGGCTGCGGGACCGAGAATACGAGGCGGCCCGCCTGGCGGCGCAGGAGATCGTGGCGGCTCACGGAGGCGAGGTGCGGTACGGCGGGAAGGTCTACCGGCTGCGGGAGACCCGGTCCACGAGAGTCGACGTGAAGGCGATCCCGCCGGAGCTGAAGGAGAGCCTTCCGGTCACCGAGGTCGTCACCCGCACGGTGCTCGTGGAGGAGGAAGAATGAGCACAGAAGTTTCAGTCCGCAGGAGCGAGGAGAGCGGGCTCGCCCTCGTGCAGCCCAAGGTCTGGCCGTCCCGCGTTTTCCCGGGAGTGCAGATCGCGGTGAGCGTGGCGGACGTGCAGGCCCTGTACCGCAGCAAGCACGGCCCGCCCCCGGTGACCGACGCCCAGCAGTTCCTGCTGTTCTGCGCCGGCTGGGGCGTCGACCCGAGAATCGGGCAGGCCTTTCTCATCCCGTTCGAGGAGACGAGCCCCACGGGCCAGAAGTACGTCGTCTGGCAGAGGGGACTCTCCTACGACACCTTCCGGCACTTCGCGGAGCAGACCGGCGTAGTGCTCGGCGACCGCTTCCGCCCGCCGGTGCGGGAATGGCCGAAGGAGTTCGATCCGGACTTCTGGGTAGAGATCGAGATCGTCCGCAGGCCTCCCCTCCTGCCCATCGTCTACGGCGCATACCTGCGCGAGCTGGCGCAGATGCGAGACAACAAGCTGGCCCGGGCCTGGCGGGATGACAAGGTAGGCTGGCGGCATATGGCCCAGGTCCGCCTGATCGCCCGCGGCTACCGGCTGGCGACGGGCCTCTCCCGAGCCTACCTGGCTGAGGAGTTTCAGCCTGCGGAACCGGAGGGCTACGAAGAGGCGGTGGTGATACCACCGGCCGGGGAGGTGGAGGCGAGCATGGCGGCCCAGGCCGCGCCGGCTCCCGTGACCGCGGGTGCAGCCGGAGCGGAGGCGGCGTCTGAGCCGGCGGCCGCCGCCGCTGCCGCGCCGGAGCCCGATCCCTGGGAGGAGGAGGCGCCGGCCGAACCCCGGGGCCAACCGGAGGGTGAGCCCGAGGAGACGCCGGCCCAGCAGATGGCCCGGCACATCGCCGGCCTCTCCGACGAGGAGGTGGCGGCCGAGCTGAGGAAGCAGCTGCGCAGCCGCCACCAAACCGGCCAGGCGATCCGCGCCTGGGTAGAGCAGGCCCTGGGGCGGTCCGCGGGGAAGATGAGCGAGCTGACCCCGCAGGAGCGGCGGGACCTTCTTACCCGCCACTGGAAGGAGATTCTCAGGCCTCTCAGTTGAACAGTCTTCGGGGCGGCCGGGACCGTCGCTTCCCCTAAGCAGCTGACTCCCCCCAAGAGCCCACGGACAAAGCCCCGGCCGCCCCCTTCTCGGTGCTCGAAGGGAGCGAGTGCGTGCGGGCGACAGACTTACTTCCTCGACTTCGCAAGGTCCGGCGGGCCGGGCCCGACAGCTGGCAGGCTCTGTGCCCCGCCCATGATGACCACCAGCCCTCCCTCTCCATAAGGGAAGCCGACGGCAAGATCCTCCTGCGGTGTCACGCTGGCTGCTCAGCGGAGAGGATTGTGGCCGCGCTCGGCCTGACCATGGCCGACCTGTTCGAAGAGCCTCCGCGAAGAGAACGGCCGCCGGCCCAGGACGCAGGGGGCGGGCGCGAGATCGTCGCTCTCTACGACTACACCGACGAGGAGGGGAACCTCCTCTACCAGGTGGTCCGCTACAGACCCAAGGCCTTCGCCCAACGGCGCCCCGACGGCCAGGGTGGCTGGATATGGGACCTGAAGGGTGTCCGGCCAGTGCTCTACCGGTTGCCCCAGGTCCGCCAGGCGGTGGTTGCGGGCGAGCCGGTCTTTCTCGTGGAGGGCGAGAAGGATGTGCACTCTCTGGAGGCGCTAGGCCTGTGCGCGACGACGCCATCCGGGGGATCGGGGCGCTGGGACCGCCGCCTCACGGAGCAGCTGAAACTCGCGCACGTGATCGTCATCCCGGACAACGATGCGGCTGGCCTTGCCGCTGCCGCACACAGGGCGCGCAGCCTCTGGGGACGCGCCGCCAGCGTGAAAGTCGTGCGCCTCGACGTGGCCGACAAGGGCGACGTGACGGACTGGCTGGCGGCCGGCCACACGAAGGAAGAGCTTCTGGAGCTGGTCGCGAAGACCCCCAAGTGGGAGCCCGAGCCGCAGTCCCCGGTGGCCGCCCACGAGCTGCCCTACAACGAGGATGCGGAGCGCGCCGTGCTGGCCGCGATGCTCGCCAGCAAGGAGGCCATCTTCATCGCAGAGGCCCTTCTGACGCCGCGCGCGTTCTGGGTTCCCGAGCACGCGGTCATCTGCGAGGCGATCCTCGACCTCCACGGCAAGGGAGATCCCGTCGACGCGAGCCTGCTGCGGGCCAGGCTGCGCGAGCGCCAGCTCCTGCAGAAGGCCGGCGGCGACGAGGTGCTGCGGCGCCTGGCCTCGATCGAGGTGGATCCGCGCACGGTCAGGGCTCATGCTAAGATAGTGCTGGACTGCTGGGCGTACCGGGAGCAAGCCGTCGCGTGGGAGAGCTACCGGGAGGGCTGGCGGCGCACGGAGGCCGAGAAGCAGGAGCGGCGGGAGCGCCTGCTGGCCAGCCTCGACCTGTCTGCGCCGGCAGTGCTGGAGAGCGTGGGCATCGACGAGCTGCTGCGCATGGATGTCGACGTTCGCTGGCTCGTGAAGCCGCTCATCCCCCTGACCGGGGTTACCGTGATCGCGGGGGACAGCCGCCTCGGCAAGTCCTGGCTGGCCGTCAGCCTGTGTCACGCCGTCGCAAACGGGTTCCGCCAGTGGCTGGGTCACTGGTCAATCGAGCAGCGCGGCGGCGCGATGTACATCGACTACGAGCTCGGTCTGGCCGGAATGAAGGCCCGTCTGTTGGACCTGGACCGCGGGGCCGACGTGGAGACACCGCTGGGCAGCGGCGCTCTCAAGCCCGAGGAGGACGATTTCTTCGACGAGGAGGAGGAGCCGGAAGAGCCCGCCGGCGAGGCCCAGCGCCCCCTCCGGTACTTCGACGCCCCGGTGTGGCATACCGCCCAGATCGCGGCGCTGGAGCACGAGGTGCGGCGGTACCGCGTCAAGGTTATCGTCATCGACACCCTCGCCGATGCCGCCCCACCCTGGACGGACCTTCGGAGCAACAGCGACATGGGAAGGGAGATGCAGAGGCTCCGTCGGTTCGCGGCCAGAGTGGGATGCGCCATCATCGTCGTGCATCACCGCCGCAAGTTTCAGCCGGGCATGGATCCCCACGACCTGGGGTCCTCGGTTCTCGGCGCGCAGGCGATCGTGAGCCGGGCGGACTCGGTCCTGATGGTGACGGGCAGGCCCGACGGGCCGCGCATCATCTCGCACGAGAAGAGCCGGTTCTCGGAGGACGTCGCCAGACCGTTCTACCTCGAGAAGCTCGACGGCCCGCACGGCGGCTCGATCCTCATGCGGGGCGACTGGGTGAGCGAGACCGCCAGCGAGAGGGCCGAGCAGGCCGCCGACGCAGTCCGCAGACTGCTGCAGGGCGGCCCCATGCTGTCGGGCGAGCTGGCGCAGGCGGTCGCCAAGGAGGTGGGCTGCTCTGAGCGGCTGGCCAAGGAGGTCATGGCGGCCATGGGCAGGCGTCAGGAGGTGCTCCGCCGCAGAGAGGGAAGGCATGTCCGCTATGAGCTGGCCCAAGCGTCAGGCGAGGAGGCCGCGGAGGGTGCTGCGGACGCGTGAGCTTCACCCCAGGCGCCGACAGACCACCCACGCGCGGCACCTGTGCAACGTGTGCAGAACGCGTGCACTGCATATGTTCCGGACATGTGCACTGCACATATGCAAAACGCACGCAGACGCGTGCAGGACATGTGCACTGCACATGTTCCGACGGACTTGTGCACTTGTGCAACGTGTGCATATATACATACACTACTATTTCATACATACATTCATACGACGGGTTCTGCACCACATGTCCAACCTGTGCAGTGCAGGGCTGCATTTCACACGTCCCGGGCCAGAGCGGGTTCTGCGTCGCGCGCTGCTGCGTATGCAGTGCACGGCTGCGCTGCACACGTCCAGGGGGGCTGAGCCATGCCTGGCATAGATTGGTCAGACCCAGAGGTTCGGCGCGAATGGGACCGGGCGATGCGGGTGTTCGTCGGGGCGCGCACCGAAGAGAAGGAGGTGGCGCTGGCGAGGCACCTTCGCGAGCTGGCGAAGGAGAAGCCGCGGATCGCGGAGCTGTTTTGCCGGGGCGACGCCAAGCTGCGGGCACTCGTCTTCGATGAGCCGCAGCCCGACCGCGGGCAGGAGCAGCTGCCGCTGCCGGGCCTCGGGCAGGCAAGGGGGAGGTGACGAGATGGCAGGAAGCACGGGAGACCGCGACGGAGCGTGCAGGTCACCCAAGATCGCGGAACAGCTGGAGGAGGCGAGGCGCACGGGATACTTCGTTGACGCCGGCGAGGTGGCCCTAGAGGCCTGGCGTCGCGACCGCCAGACCGCGGGTGAGCCCTGCGTCTGGGTGCTGCTCGGCCGTAAGACCTGCGAGGTCTTCCTTGACCTCAACGGCGCGGACTTCGAGGCGCCCGCAAGGGCGCTGCCGCACCTGGGACGGCTGCTCAGGGGATTCATAGCAGAGGGCGGCTCCTGCATCTGCTGCGGGCCGAAGGAGGCTGGTCTGTCCCGGGTCCCGCGCGACCGCGCCGAGGAGCTGGCGCGCATCCTGGTCCGCCGGGCCCGACGGTGGAAGGCGAAGCAGGCCCGGAAGGCGGTGCGAACGTGAAGAAGCTGCCAGTGTGGCTCCTGAAGGCAAGGCGGAAGGGCTACTTGGTGCGGCCGGACGCCAGCCCCCGCGCCTGGCTGGAGAGCGCAAAGGGCAAGCCATGGTGGCGCATCTGGCGCGACGACTGCCAAGCGAGAGGCGAGCCCAACATCTGCGTCTGGCGGGGCGACAAGCACTGCGGCGTGGCGCTGGACATCAGCGCCTTGGACTTCGAGCTGTCCGCGGAGGCGGTGTCCTTCCTGTACGGTCTGCTCTGGGGCTTCGCTGAAAAGGGCGCGTGCATCACTATCGGATCCAAGGGCGGCAGCGTTTCGAAGGTGCGACGCGAGCGGGCCGCGGAGCTGGCGAGGATCCTGCTGGGCCTCGTCTCCCGCTGGCGCATCGGCCACAAGTGGGCCGCCAAGTGCGCCGCAGCGGCATGCGCGGCTGAGCTCCAGGAGCCGCAGACGGGCGTGCGCGCCGCCGTGCGCCAGACAGAGGCGACGCGCCGCTGCGAGCGCAGGCTCAGCCGGATCCTGAGGTTCGCGGCCTGCCGCGCGGTCCCTGAGCTGGAGCTGCTCCGGGGCAGCTTCCGTCCCCTGGGAGGCCGCATCCGCTGGGCCGACATGGCCAAGCAGTGGAACCGGGCGAACCCGGAGGACCCTCTTAAGCCAAACCTGGAGCAGGTGCGCCAGAAGTGGGTGCGTGCAGGCAAACGCGTGGAGCGCTTGGCAGCAGCCACGGAGGAGGAACGTCATGCCGGAAGCAAGAGCCGTCGTGGGAATCGATCCCGGGGCTGATGGAGGCCTGTGCATCGTGTCGGGCGGCGCGTGCACCTGCCGCAGCCTCGCGGACCTGCAAGGAGCGCTGCAGACGCTGTCCGCCTGGGCCAGTTTCGAGCGCCCTTTGCTGGTGGCCCTGGAGGACACGCACGCCTTCGCCGGCGTCAGCGCCACGGCCAACTACCGCGTGGGCTGGCATGGGGGGTTCTGGGAAGGCGTCGCCATGGCGCTGGGCCTGCCGCTTGTCCGCGTGTCCCCGGCCCGGTGGCAGAAGGAGGTCTGCGGCACGCTCCCGCGGGATCGCCGAAAGCGCAAGGAGGCGGTGGCCCGAGTGGCGCAGCGCCTGTGGCCGGCGGTCCGCCTGCGCACCCCGCGCGGGAGGCTGCTGGACGGGCTGGCGGACGCCATCTGCATCGCCGAGTACGCGCGAAGGCTGCGGCCGCCGGTCGGAGGGACGCGGTGCGGCGGCGAGCTAGAGAACGGAGGTGTCAGACCATGAAGCCGATGAGGGTGTACAGCCACGCCGACGACCTCGACGGGCTCTTCTCGGGGCTCGCGCTGTGGGCGCTGGGCCACGAGCAGCCGGTGTGGCTCACGTACGGGGAGGAGGGCCAGATCGGCGCCGGGCCGTGCATCGTCGCCGACCTGAACCTCCCGGACGATCACCCCGCTCTGGCCAATGCCGAGACGGTGATCGTCGACCACCACGCCGACCGCCGCGGCCGGGTCCGGGCGCAGGTCGTCTACGAGCCGGGCCTGTGCTCGGCCAAATTGATCTCTCGGGCGATGCAACGGCTCGCGGCCGACGGCCGCGACGTCTCGTGCATCGAGCGCGCCGCCTTCGACAGCTTGGCCGACTGGGCCCAGGCCTCGGACTACATGCTGGCCGACTCGCCGTGCTTCGAGCCGTCGCGCGCCCTGTCGGCGCTGGTTGCCGCGGCCGGCGTCGAGGCGATGGCGCGCGTCCTGCGACCGGACTGGCCGTGGCTGGTCGCGGAGCCCTCCCTGGTCAGCCTGGTTACGCTGGGCGCGGCCATGAGGCTGCGCGACCGGACGCGGGGGGAGGCCGCGGCGAGGGACTCGCTCTGGGCCGTCAGCGTGCCGGGCGTCGGCGCGGTGCACGTGGGGGTGCTGCCCCGCGGCTCGGTGTCCGAGGTGGGCCTCGCGCTGGCCGAGGAGCTCGGCGCGCCGGTGGCCCTGGTGGCCCTCCAGACCGCGCACGGCGCCGGCGGGGCGGTAACCGTGGGGGTGCGCGGGCCGGGCGCGAGGGCCGTGGCCGAGCTGATGGGCGGCGGCGGCCGCCCGCGCGCGGCGGCCTTCCGGCTGCCGTGGCGGGACCTGGCCCTCGGGCTGTCGGAGGCCGTGGCGGGACTGCTGCGCGGCCGCGCGCGGACCGGGGGGCTCGTCCCACGCAAGCAATGACCGGGAGGTGCGAGACGTGAACATGCAGACCGTGAACATGAAGGAGGAGATAGTCGGGAACCTGCCCGTGCCGGACTGGTGGCCGGTGCAGCCGCTGGGCCGCGTGGCGCTGCTGACGATCCTCTCGCTGTTCGTCTACCTGTTGGTCTGGCTGTGGCGGGCGATGAGGGCGCTGGGCGCGGTCTGGGGCCGCTTCCGCCATCCGGGCTGGCGCACGCTGGGCCTGCTGGTGCCGGTCTACGGGCTGGTCGTCATCTGGGAGGTCCTCGACGAGGTCAGGAAGCGCCTGTCCGAGGTGGGTCTGAGCCCGGTCGCGCCGCCGTGGCTCTTCCTCACGGCCTGGCTTGTGTGCGGCGTGACGTGTCACGCGCAGAACCCGGTCGCCTGCCTGGTGGGCGTCGGCTTCGTGCTGGGGGTCCTGCTCGGGGCTCAGCACGACCTGAACCGCCTGTTTGCGAAGCGTCACCAGCTCGGCGGACGGTGCGCGCCCTGGCGGCCCGGTGACACCGCAATCGCGGTGGTCTTCGGGATCATCTGGCTGGCGGCGATCGTCGCGGGCGGCGGGAGCTAGCAGCGGTGTACTGCCACTGGCGCATCTTCGACGAGCAGACCGAGGTGCACCGGTGCCGGCTCACCGGAGCCCAGGTGGACCCGGACTGCTGGGCGCCGGCGACGAAGCTGTGCGCGCCGAGGATCGTGCTTCGCTGGCGGCGCAAGGTGCTGCGGACCGCGCAGGTCCCGTCCGAGCTGCGCCGGGCGCTGACCATCGAGCTGCGCATCGCCGTCGTGCCCGCGACCCCGGCGGAGCGCAAGCGCCTGCGGGCGCTGCGACGCTCCCTGACGCTGGCGCAGCAGCGAGTGCAGAGGTGGCGGGAGCGAGCCGCCAGGATCGCCGAGACAATCGACGCGGTAGAGGAGGGGAAGTATCCCCGGAAGGGAGGAAAGCGACGATGAGAAGGGCAGCGCCAACGCCTCTGGACCGCACAGAGCTGCGCGTCCTGGTGGAGGCGTACTACGATGTGCAGCAGATGCGCCTGGAGTGCGAGAACCGCATCCGGGCGGCCGTGGAGCGCCAGGGGCTCGATCCCGAGAAGGCGAAGGCCTTGCAGGACTGGATGGATGAGCGCCTGGCCCGCCAGGAGGCCGAGCTGCGCAGCATGGTGAAGGACCGCATAAGGAGTGAGCCCGTGTGGAAGCTGTGGCTGAAGGATGTGAAGGGAGTCGGCCCCTGCATCGCCGGCGGCCTGTTCGCCTGGGCCGGCGACCTGTCGCGGTTCGACACCGTGTCCAAGCTGTGGGCCTACGCCGGCCTGCACACCGTCGACGGCCTGGCCCCCAGGCGGCAGCGCGGCCAGAAGGCAAACTGGAACCCCCGCCTGAGGGTCCTGGCCTGGAAGGCGGCCGAGAGCTTTGTGCGGTGCGGCGACGGCTACCGGCGGCTCTACCTGGAGGAGAAGGAGCGGCTGCGGCGCCTGCACCCCGAGCCGGTGCCGTGGGACCCGCCCCGGCTGAGGCGGGACGGGACGCCGCTGCTGCGGTTCTCGGGCGGGCACCTCGACGCGATGGCCCGGCGCAAGGTCGCGAAGGTCTTCCTCGCGCACTACTGGCAGCGGGGCCGCGAGCTGGCCGGCCTGCCGACGCGCCTGCCGTACGTGATCGAGGTGCTCGGCCACACCGGGGTCATCCCGGTGGTCGAGAGGTGAGCGGCGAGCCGTGGGTGAGATGAGGCCCGCGATAAACTTGCGAGCCATGGTCTGACAGAGACCCGAGCCCAAGATGCGAGCCGTGAGAACAGCGAGGCCCTGGCGTCCGATGCGAGCCGCGGACGGCTTGCGACCCAAGAGAAGCAGTGCGAGCCGAGTCCCTAGTGGGGTCCTTCGACCCGGTACGAGCCAAACTGGCGGCGAGGCCCGGACAAGCAGTGCGAGCCGCGGAGGGTGCGAGACCCAACAGACGTCTGCGAGCCAAAGTGGACGTGAGGCCCGGAAGCAGGGTGCGAGCCGTGATTGTCTTGAGACCGGACGGAGCACCGCGAGCCGCGCGACCCCTGAGGCCCGAGCAGCCAGTGCGAGCCCCAGTTCCTGAGAGGCCCGAAACGTCAGTGCGAGCCACGGGGTCTCTGAGACCCGTAAGTTCCGTGCGAGCCGGCCCGGCAGGGACAACGAAACAAGTTGATGGGAGCTGAACGATCCGCGCCGCCGGACCGAGCTGGAGCTGGCGGTGTCGCTCGGCAAGCCCATTCTGCTGCTCGTCGAGGAGGGCCTGGAGGTGCCCGCTGAGGGAGCTGCTCGTTGGCCGCTGCGCAGATGCGCTGCGCCGGCTGGAGCCGGAGAGCGTCCAGTGCGTGGTGACCTCGCCGCCGTACTGGTCGCTGCGGCGCTGCGCGGGCGATCGGCCTCGAGCCGACAGCCGAGCTCTACGTGGACCACACCGTGGCCGTGCTGCGCGAGGTGCGCCGCGTGCTGCGCAAAGACGGAACGGTCTGGTGGAACATCGGCGACGCCTACTCGGGAGGCCGGCCGGGCCGCGGCGGCATCAAGCCGAAGGACCTGGCGCTCATCCCGTTCCGCGTCGCCCTGGCCGCCCAGGCCGACGGCTGGTGGGTGCGCTCCATCGTATGGCGAAAAGCCGGCGCTGCTTCTACGATGCGGACGCCGTTAGGGAACCATACACGACCCCGCGCCCGTTTCAGAGTCACGCCAGGAGGCGTCCGATCCCCGACCGCCGCGACGCCGGCGTGGTGACCGGGCAGGGGAGTCTGCTCGGCCGGAACCTCCGCAGCGTCTGGCGATTCGAGCTGCCCCGGCGGTGCATCCTGGCCGGCACGCCGGAGAAGGCGTGCGCCACCTGCGGCGCGCCGTGGGAGCGGCTGACCGAGAGGGAGGTGGACAACACCGGCTATCCCAAGGGGCCCGGCGGCAACGCCGCGACGGTGGGCTGGAGGCCGACCTGCGAGTGCCACGGCAAGGCCGAGACAGCCATCACCGAGTGCGCTGACTGCGGCGGATCGGGCGGCGACGGCGATGACCCTTGCCCGGCCTGCGGTGGGGCTGGGACGCGCACGACGCGGGTGTGGCCGGCTGGCGTCCTCGACGAGTGGCCCACGCGCCCGGCCGTCGTCCTCGACCCGTTCGCCGGAAGCGGAACCACCCTCATGGTCGCCGAGGAGCTGGGGCGCTGGTGGATCGGCATCGAGCTGGCCGAGGAGTATGTCCCCCTGATGCGCGAGCGCACGGGCCAGGCCTCCCTGGCCCGTGCGCTGGACCCCTGCCGCGGCGGCTAAGCGATGCCGGCCGGAGGCCGCGCCCGCGCTCTGGCCTCCCTCTCGGTGTCCGCCACGTGCAGGTAGACCGCCGTGGTCGCCAGGTGGGCGTGCCCCAGGTCACGCTGCACCTGGTGGAGCGGCACACCCTCGCGCACCGCCTCGGTCGCGTAGGTGTGCCTTAGGGTGTGGGGCGTCACCCTCTTTGCGATCCCGGCCCTCCGGGCCAGGTTCCGCACCAGCGCCTCGACGTAGCGGGGCGTCACGTGGCGGCCGCCGTCGAGGTCAGGCCGCCAGGGCGTCGCCCGCAACAGCGGGAACAGCCACTCGCCGCCAGGGTGAGCGGCAAGCCAATCCCCAAGGACCTTCCAGGCCTCAAGGTCCGGGTACACGATGCGGTCCCGGCCGCCCTTGCCCCTGCGCACCTGTATAGACAGTGAGGGGGCGTCCAGGTCCGACAGCCGCAGCCGGCAGACCTCACTCACCCGGAGCCCCGCCTTGTACATGAGGGCCAGGATGGCGCGGTTGCGCGCCGCCACCCGGCCCCGGCGAGGCAGGGCCCCGAACAGGGCGCGCACCTCATCCCGCGTGAGGACCTGGGGAAGGCGTTTCGGTGTCGAGGTCAGCACGGCCCGTCACCCCCCAGGGGCGCGGGCCCCACCGGGATATCGGTGGCCGCCAGGCCCAACGCGTGCAGGGTGAACCTGCACCCGAACACCAGCAGGAGCGCCCCAATCCACGCCGCGATAAACAGGGTCCGCTCGTCCATGGCCTCCGCGACCGCGCCGGCCTCCTCCGCACCGTCCTTGGCGGCCACCGACCGCAGCAGCGCGAGAGCGAACCCGTGGATCCACGGGCGCAGGACGTCGGCCGCCTCGTTCACGGCGCGCTCCACGAGCTCGTCTTCGCCGCGGCAGATCCGCGGCATGTCCTCGAACTGAAACGTGCGTACCAATTCCAACAGGTCCATCCTGGCCTCCCTTTCAGAACAACCGAACTTCGCACGACGTTGCCCCAGGACGGGCGTTCACCCACCGCCCGGCGCTTTCCCCTTGCCCGCCGGCGAACCACCCGTCCTGGCGCAACCTAGGCGGAGCGGGAGGGCGCCCGCTGTTGAGAGACAGCAGCCCGCGCGCGCCCGCAGGGGCGCCGCAGGGCCGGGCGGACGGCGCGGGTCGCCCTCCCCGGCCGGCACCGCCGGCCGCATTCTCCGCCTCGCCCGAGTGTCACGGGGCGCCCTGCTTGTACGTGTCGCCGATCCCCGCGGCGGTCAGGGCGCCCGTCGCGCAGACGTCCGCCACCGCGGCCACCACGACCAGGGCCGCGACGACGGCCGCGAAGATCAGCACGCTCTGCCTGCGGTGGCCCAGGCCGCCGTGCACACCGCCGGCGCCCGTCGGCAGGCCGGCCTCCAGCAGCCGAAACAGCACGTACACGCCGACAACAACGCTGATGTCCGGTATCATCCTGACGCCTCCTCTTCCCGATCCTCCGCGCCGAGCAGCTGGCAAACGGCCTCCCGGCTGACCCACCGCTGCCCGCCCGGCGAGCGCCGGCCCGCGATGGCGCCCCGGTCCAGCCAGCGGCGGATCGTCGACGGCCCGACCCCCAGGGCGCGGGCGGCCTCGCCCACCCGCATCCAGGGGCGGGGGTCTCCGGATGGCAGCGATGGTGGGCCGTGTCCCGGGTCATGGCTGCCCCTCTGCCGCTCTTGCTCTCTGGGACCGCCGGCTGAAACTCCTCGGCCAGGTGGGCGTCTGCCGGCCCGGGTCACCGACTGAGACCACGACATGCGCGTCCATGTCGCGGCCGTCCCAGCCCGCCCGGGCCGCCGCCGCGGGCTCGAGAATGGCGCGGACCAGCCACAGGTCCGGCCTTGCCGGGACGCCCTCTGGCCGGCCGGGCCAGGCGCGGACCGTCTCGTTCATCCAGCAGCAGCAGTCGTCGTACGGGCACAGGCGCCGCCACGCGCGGCGCATGACCCGGCCGCTGACCAGGCCTTCCTCCCGCACCCGCACGAAAGTCCGGGTCTTGTGGAAGCGGTTGAACATCCAATACCTGTACTGGATTGCGCTCTCGCCCTCGCTCATCCTGCGACCTCCACGCACAGGGGGCCGTGCGCCTGGACCACGGCCTGGGCCGCCTCGAGCTGCTCGATGAGGCTGGCCGCGCACCGCTCCACCGCGTCGACGTAGCAGTCGGCCCACCGGCCCTCGGGCACGCGGTCGATCCTCCGGCACGCCTCGTCGTCGATCTGCCTTGCCGTCTCCTCCAGGTAGGCCAAGACGGCCTCCCTCGCGACTCTCTCGGTCATCGCTGCGTTCCTCCCTTCTGGCCCCTCCCCGGCCGGCACCGCCGGCCTCTCTCTCCGCGGGCTCATGCTTTCTCCCGCTCCGTCTGGCCGCCCCGCCGCGCAGCCGTAGTGCGGCCCGTGCCGCGCCGGGTATCGCCACGGCAAGTAGACCGTCACGTAGCCGGCCTCGTTGCGCAGGCTGTTGCCGGCGACCGTGACGCGGGACCTCGCGTTCGACCGCCCCACCCCTGGCGGGTAGTACCGCCCGCGCGCGGAGCGCCCGCGCCGCACAGCGACCACCAGCCCATCGCACGGGATCCGCCCGCGCGCGAACCGGACCGCGGCCCGCGCCTCACGGTCCGGCAGCGAGGTCAGGTTCATGGCGTTCATGTCTTCCTCTCTTTCCCGGGCCCCCAGCCCGCCGCGATCCCCTTCGGCGAGGGAACCGCGGCCGGCCGGCGGCCGGCCGCATCCTAGTTGTCGAGGACACGCGGCCGGTGCGGCTGG